ACTATTCAAAGCTTCTTCCTTACCGGAGATAGAAATCGTAGCATAAGCCTGGACCCAATCATAGCTGGCATCTGTGAATACTTCCGTAGGGGTAGTATCCATAATGTCATAGCCAGAGTAGAATCCTTTGGCCGTTGATTTGCCGTATTCAAGGGGTTGTAGCACCTTGTTACCGCTTGCAGCGGCTTTTGATTTCCGTAACATCCGGTGAGTAAGAACATTTGAGTTGAAGATATTATCAACCATAACAGGAATATACTTATCACGAGTTAACGCAGATAAGTTATCATATGCTAAAGCCATTTATATCACCTCTACTCATATAGGTTGTACTCATAAGCCAACTCACGAGCTTCATCATAATTTGCCGGTTTCTTAGTAGATCCCACCCGTTCACCACGGGCAGCACCTTTAGTCTCCGGTATTTCTTGAAGCTCTTTGGCTTTCTCCACTTTTGTAAGAGCCTTATTTAGAGCTGAGTCCTCAGCGGCTTGATAAGCGGTGACAGCATAAGCGGTTTCCAGATCCATTAGATTTTGATCAACAGCTACATTGAGAACCTGGTCCAAAGCTTCTGGATCATTAACCAGCTCTGGATGGGCAGCCGTTAAGGCCGCTACATCTCTTTCTACCTGTTTTTCCGCTTCCATTTGTGTCACCTTTGCTTCAAGCTCCACATACTTCTGATCAGATGTTGTGGTGTCCTGAGTCTCAGATAATTCCGGCTCCTCGGATACTTCGGAATTTTCCTTAAAAAGAGGGTGGTCGGTATCAATAAAGTCTTTTAGAGTGTCCATCAACTCATCATCTTGCTTGAGAGAGTTCCATTTTTCCGATTCAGCCCGGAGAGCTTTTCTCTCATTGGCGAGATCTTGGGAACGCTGAGTGTTCTTACGTTGCCACTCATCTTTGTTCCTTGAATCATTAATGAAAGACTTCATGTCATCAACCGAATACGTTTCGCCATCAATGTCGACCTCACTAAGCTCGACATACTCTTCCTCTTTTACCGAGGGTGCAGATTCAGTTTCAGCTGGTTGCTCAGTTCCTTGAGTCGCAGCTTCTTCTACGGTTGCTTCCTTACCGGCGGTACTTTCCTCGGACACTGCTGGCTGTTGGTCAAAGCCCTGAGTATTGGGGTGATCAGGTTCTCCCCACTCATCATTGGCTATTAATGACTCAGCCTCAGTTGTAGAGACTCTAACAGAGTCGCCGTATATAGTACCTTCAATTACATCATTCATGTTATTACCTCACTAGTTAAGTTTTTACACCTCACGTCTAGCACTCATATTTAACATTCTTTCGGCAAGCTCCGGATCCTCCGTCATTTGCCTGTAAATCTCATCTTCATCCCCACCCAGACCAGCAAGCTCTTCCTCACTTAGTGGTGACTGTCTTTGCTGTTCCGCATCAGCTTCCGCTGCCCGTTCTCCCCTCATCTTCTGCAAGAGAGCTTCTTTACCCGGAAGATCCACGTTCTCAATTATGAACTCAGGATCCTGGATAAGCCCCATCTGGGCAAGTTGTAAAATCTTATTCTCTACATACATCTTGTTTTCCGGTAACATAGAACCAGCCTTGGCCCTTACATTAAACTGCATTCCCTGGTACTCAATCCCGATAAAAGATCTTTGTTCCTCTATCTGGGTAGGTAGGACCACTTGAACACTGTGGGGCCTTAAACTCATATTCTGAATTGCGGCTATCCACATGGAGCCAAGAGTCTGTATAGCTTGGTCCAGTGACCTGGATTTAAAATCAATCTTGGTGGTAGCGGCCTGGCGGTAGATCTGGGCCTGTACACCACTGGTCACATTACTGGCCTCCTTACCCTGGGTAGCCTTATTAACTCCGCTAACCGTTTCCATCATATCATACAACAACTCATAAAAGTTGAATACATATCCGGGCATACTTGCCGGTGATTGCATGGAAACTTGGCCCGGTCCCTTCTTCCTTACCACGGCCCCTGGCTTATTTGAGATCTGGTCCACTACATCAGCTGTTTCATCTACTACCCACATAGGATTTGATGTTAAATGAATATTGTCAGCTATCTGGCTGGCTATCCGGTCCATGGCCAGGTTAATACTTTTTAATCTTCTTGGCTCAGGCTTGCCCCAGAAACTATGAGCGGATCCGGAGTTTTTAAGAACAATGTAAGGGAAAGGATGTGCCAGGTGGTGCCTTTTGTTGAAAAATGGATACTTCGTAGGACCATCATAAAGGAGAACACCATTTGCCATAACCACCTGGCGAACTTTTGTTGGATATTTATATTGTTTCTTTTTAACAGCCTTACCACTCTCATCTTCCATGTCTACATACTCGTGGGTCCCGTCACGCATGAAACACTCTATGACCAATGCACGCTCTTCCATTCTTTCCATAGCTTTTTTAGCTGAATCAAAGTAATGAGTTTCCTGTCCCTTGGTATCCGTTACCTGGATACGCTCATCAGCCAATGGAGCTGTATTCATTTTCATGGCTTCGTACTTTTCAAGATTTCCCTGGGATTCTACATACTCACCGTTTTCATACATGTCTTTTACTTTCCACATCGGCATGGGTGAAGCTTGCATAACCCATTCAGCATCTTCCAACTTGGTGGCTGAAGGATTTACATAAAAAGCAAAAGGATCCACAACGTCCGCATCCGGCATATCATCATCCTCATTGAACCGGACCTTTAAAATCCCGGTCCCGTAAATCAAGAAATCCAAAAGCCATTCCGGAACCATATTCTGTAAATCCCTAACAATCCATAATTCGTCAATCGTGGCTTGTAAGTTCTGTGCGGCCGCAATAGTAATGTCATCATACTCCACCGGCATAACATCAATCTTGGGCGGCCGGCTAGATAGGACCGGTACCATGGTGTCAATACTGGATGCGATCAACTCTAAAGTGACCTGATTCTGGTAATTTGGCATTTTAAAGCCCTTCCAGTGGTTTCCCATATATAGATCCTCAGAATCACGCCATACTGACTCTGTATCAGCTCTTGACTTCTTAGCCATATCAAACATCGCCTCACACCGTTTTATGAGCTTACGATCGCTCTCAGAGGGGGTATAATTTTGTGATGCCACTAATTTTCCTCCATTTCAGCCTCTAAGCCGTTTATTTGGCAAAATGCTGTTTTTGTGATGTCTTCAGCCGCTTTAGCTATTGAAACCGCCTCATTTAATACTAAGGCTAATGGTATTGGAAAGTCCGCTGGGGTCAAAGTTGAATCATCAATAATCTGTTCTTCCCATTCCATGGTTTCCTCATTAAACCTTTCAGCTACAATTAACACTAGTTACGCACCCCGGGATAATCGGTTTCCAATCTTAATAGTTTTTCAAGCTCTCTTTGTACCCATGGCTTTGTCTCCTTAACCTCTGGCGGCTTACCAATGTGGTATAACCCGTACCGCAAAGCATCAACAGCATGATCTTCTTGTTTTGTATCTAGATCCTCTGGCCTACGATCATCATGTATCATGGCCGGCAAAGTCCTGATTAAATTTTCACAAGTACTAAAAATCTTTATTTTTGGTTTTATACCATTCCCGTGATCCAAATATTGACGGATAAGGTTCCAGCCGTTAATTCGGTCATTGTTTGCTTTTATGATATTTATACCGGCAAACTGCATTATGTGGGCTATCCCCTGGTGACTCGGGGCTACCGTATCACTCCGGTTTGTGTTCTGTGGGTTCCGGATCCACATACTGGGATCCCCAAGGGTTGACATGTATTCTTCCTTGCCGGATAACTCCTTAATCCTGTCCATGTGATAATTAAGATCCTGGCCAGCTTCGTAATGCTCCCGGTAAATAAATACATTCCGGTCATAATCCACAGCTAACCATAAACAACAAAAGGGTGCAGCATAACCGTAATCTATTGCCCGGTACTTAAACCAGAAGTTCGGGATCTCCATAGGATCAATAACATGGTACTCATATCTCCACTTTCTAAAATACTGTCCGGCGAAAATATCCCAGTCACCATCAAGCCAGGCTCGCCTCAACTCTTCCGGTAATGCCTCCAGGGATTTAATGTATTGTGGATCCTCCTTCATAAGGGTGGGGTTGTCTGTAACCTTGGCCGGTATGAATATCCGAGCCCGGCCAGTGGTGGGGTCCGTGTAACTTTTATTCCTGGCCACGTTGACAAACCTATCACGGAGCCATAAGTGACCAGGACCACCAGGATTAGTTGTGAGGAATATAGACGGCCGGAGCTCGGAAATTGTAGATCTTACTGAGGATATTAATCGTAAATAATCTAATTCTTCCGGGATAAGACTCGCCTCCTCTAAAACTAGCCGGTGGTACTCGTGACCCAAATACTTGGTGTAAGCATCCCGGTCCTGTAAGTGGCCGGTCCTGATCTTGGCACCACTACTAAAACGGAACTCGGCCGGGTTGCCTACTACTTCCATGTTGAATTGCCGGTACATGTACCTGGCCCGGTCAATCCAGTCCTTTAAATCATCATAGTTTCGCCGGATGACTAAGGCCCTATAGAGTGGATGTTCTATATAGGAGGGGTGAATGAGCCAAGCCATACCGGCTGTAGTCTTGCCGCCACCCCTGGCACCACCATAAAGAATTTCATATTCAGATCTGGTCAAGACCTCAGTTTGTGGGCCTGGGTGTGGCTTAAAGATTATGTCTGTCATTTACTGATTCCCTTTAGAACAGAACAAGCTTTAATGTTTGCTGTATATGCTTCGGTCTTAGGAATACCTCTTTTCTTTGCCATTACATCCACCCTACAAATATCTGGCCTGGTATCGTAAATAGAACACTTGTTATCATCTGTTAACTTCGGACATCTGCCAATTCCGGTAAATGGGTTTGCCTCCTGGCAGCAAAGACCACATTTATTACAGCATTTTTCAAATGACATTTAATTTTTAGTGTTCCTCAAGTTTGCCCTCAATCTGCGTGTGAGAAAAATTGGGTGGTGGCATGGGATGGCACAGGGGGTCAAAGGGGAACTCGCCCCGGGGTGGGGGGGGGTCCAAATAAAGGTACGGGATCATTATTGTGGCCCCTATGTGTCCCCCAGAGGCCTCACAGGTGCTAGTTGTCGTCAAGAGAGCGTGTGGTGTCATACCACTCTGCCTAAGCCTCAGCCTGGATGTGATCAATCTCTTCATCATATTCATCCTCCACCGGATCAATGGGTGATCCCTCTGGCTTCATATGTGGTATCATTATAACTGGTGCCGCTGAATCATCCTTAACCTCAAGCTTGGAAGCCCTCAAGGCTGGAGCTGTCCGGTCCGCAACTAACTTCCAGGCAACAGTCTGCCTCTTGTCCTCATCATCAATAGCTGCCGACAAGATCTTCTCCCAAACCGTCTTGCTTTTAGGGTTATTCCTAAGCCAAATACCGAACTCTGTACCTCTTCCCTTGGGGTTGGCCGAATATCCCTTCTTGAATCGGCCATCTGAATCTCTCTGAATTTTTTTGCTCACACAACCTCTCTAAAACG